AAGAATTCTTTTCTTATGGATAGCCTTTGGCTATGTCCGATAAGCAAGACCTCCGATCGAACAAGTTCTTGATCGAGGGCTACTTAGTTTATACCTGGGAACCTGAGTTAGGTCCCGCAAGGAATAACCAAGTAGGAGCTTGTATCTTAAGTGGAAGTGCCAATAGATTCCGTATCTATTGGGGTCACTCCCTTATAACATACTGAAAGAGAAGGTTGGTAACCCTCTTTCCAATGTGTTATTCGTAAGATTACACCCATCATATATATAAGAATGAAATCTATAAAATTTATTTTAAATTTCAAACTTAAATATGTGTTGGCGGCTTCTATACTTCCAGTGGAAAATAAAACATTTTCCAGATTCATTTCTAGCGCAGCAAAGATTATTTATCTTTGCTTCGATAGAACTGGTCGTATCCGGGATAGACTTGTAATTGCAAACAACTTTATTCAATTTCTTATGAAATTGAATAAGCATCATGGTTCTTCTTTCACTGTTAAGTGATTGAAGGCATGTACTGTTGCTTTGCAAAAATGACTTGGAAACAATTCAGTTAAAACTCTTCGTGAGTTAGAACCTGGATTGCCTCTTCCTCGAGTTATTAATGGTTGCCCTGCTATTATAAATAGACAGGATCGACTATTAATGGCTCAAGGAAACGTCCATGTGATCCGTTTCTGACACTCTTTGTTTTCTTTATATCGGGTATTATCAATACCCGGTAAATTGAAACTTGAGACTATTTCAGCTCCTTTTACAGGAGACGAGAAAGTCTTAGAGTCAATTTGCACCACGGCCAAAACTTGGCCTTGGAGCAAAAAGATCAAAGATGTGTTAGATCGTAGCAATTTGGCACCTACCACCTTCCACTTCAGTGGAAAAGCTTCTCCTAGTAACGTTAATTCGTCACAAGGGCTGCTGGTCGACATCTATTTACTGATGTCTGACCCCGCTGGAGGGGAGGTGTGATCTAATTTACTTTCGTATTTAGATGTGGTGCAACAAAAGTGGCAGACTCTACAGTTTCTTACTCGTCTTCAAGACGGGCAGAAAATTATAGAAGGTTTACCTGATGATGCTTTTGATGGCATTATCAAGAAATCTATGTCTACTCCTTTTGGTCAATTTGCTATCAAAAGGGAGGCTGCTGGAAAGATCAGAGTTTTCGCTCTGGTCGATTCCATAAGTCAAAGTGTAATGAAACCATTACACCTTGCCTTATTTAATATATTAAAGCAGCTTCCTAATGACGGAACATTTGATCAGGACGCCTCTGTCGCTAGATCCGCGGTCAAAGCACAAGCAGCAAATAAAGCTTATAGCTTCGATTTGTCTGCTGCTACTGACAGGTTACCTGTATCTCTTACAGGGGCCATCTTAGATGGTCTCTTTAGAGATACCCCAGGGATTGGCCAAGCGTGG